CAAAGCAAAGTAAAATACTTACAAATATAGCTAACATTCTGTTCATTTTGTAATTTTTTTTAAGTTATATGTTTAAATCTGTTAATAAACCCCACACCAAATAAATGATGTGGGGACAAAAACATATGAAATAAACAAGGGTAACAACTCCCTTATATTGCCTTATCCCAGTCACTACTAGAATAACTGGGCTTAGGAATTTTTTTTTATACTACCATTCTTCTAAATGAACCTCAGGTTCAACATCTAAATATTGATGGATTAAATCCATTATTTGACTATCTGAAGATGCATCAAATGCACCCATAGCAAAGTTAAATAAAATAGTTTTTTCTGCTTCATAATACATATTAACAAGCTCCCCATCTATAACTATTTGCGTTAACTGATTATCTATATTATAATCTTCGGGTTTTTCTAGATAAAAAGGTTGTGCAATCTTAGCCCCTAGCATATAATGCCAAAGATTTCTCGTTAGCTCTCCATAAGTAGCGTTAGGTTGACATGCGTTCTGTGAGGACACATAGTGAACTAAATCTTTTTTTTGTTGTATTTTTAATGTCATTGTGATGCAAATATAGTTATTTATTTCGTTAATCCAAATTTTTAGGCAATTTATATCTATCTCTAATATTTTTTAACTCTTCGTCACTATACTTAAAAGCTGCTTTTGATGCATCGTTTTGCAGTTTTTCGAACCTTTTAATTCCTATTTTTTTTATTAATCCTATAGTGTATTCTGACTCATTGCCGTTCAAATATCTATTGCACTTGCGACATTGCTTATTCACGTTTTCTAAACAAAAAATTAAATTAGGAAAAATTTCCGCTTTGAAATAATGACCGCCATCATAATACTTTGCGTTATATGTTCCGCAGCTTATACAAGGCTCGTTTTTATCTCTATCTCTTATCCATGCCTGAAATATCTTTCTTGCGTAATTAAGCCTTCCAGTGTAACTCGTTTTGGATTGTTTAGCTATTGACGGGTATAGTTTTTTATTGTTTTCTATTTTTGTTTTATCAGAACGCTTTTTTTTATCTTGCTTTTGTTTTAATAAAGCAATTTCACAATCAATGGAACAGCAAGGTTTATAAATATTAGTGTTTGGAAATTTGCGAATAGCTTCAAATTTTTTTTTGCATTTGATATTTGAACAAGTTTTAATTAGTGACATTTTTTTCTTTAATGTCTATGTGTTTTTGCAGCTTTGCCAAAGCTATAACTATATCATCGTATTTAACTTTATAGTCTAAAGCATAATCGAACAATTCAATCAAATCTATCTGCTCTTTTTCGTTCTTGTCGATGTAGTAAAATCTTTTCATTTCATTACGCTATTATTTCTACAAATATATTCGCTAATCTCTTCTATTTCTTTTGTAAATATTTTATCAACAAACATCAAATCTTTAACTGTTTGACACGCATGAATTACAGTGGAATGGTCGCGTTGAATTATTTTTCCAATATTTTTTAGGGTAGTTTTTTCCGCGTGATGTTTTATCATATAACATAAGACTTGGCGCGGAATAACTATTTCTCTCTTTCGGCTTTTGGAACAGATTTCGTTCATACTTACGTTATAATATAAGCAAATCACTTTCTGAATAAAATGAGCAGATTTGTTTTTATAAAATTTGGGTGCAAAATCATGAGCTATAGATTTAAGTCTAGATATCTCTTCTTGAAGACTTTCATTTTTGAGAATTAATTGCTTATTTTCTCGCGTTAATCTAAGATTCTTTTGTGCTACCTTGTAGTAAATCTCTTTTTCTGTTGGCAAAGCCTCTTCTTTTATTTGTTTATATTCGTACATATTTATATGTTTGGTTTAATATCTGTGTTATCGTTTATTACTATTTGATTCGGGTCAGTAATTCTTGAGTATTGCGGCTCATAATGAACATGACAAGTGCCTAGACCACCATGTCTGTTTTTTCTTACAATCCATTCCATTTCGTTAAATGTTGTTTTATCGTTTTGGTCTTCCTGATAATAGTACTCCCTATAAAAAAACATCACACTATCTGCATCTTGCTCAATTGCTCCCGATTCTCTCAAATCAGATAACATGGGTCGCTTGTCTGCTCTATCTTCGCATTTTCGACTTAACTGGGCTAAAGCAATTATTGGTAAATCATATTCCTTCGCTATCTTCTTTAAACTTCTGCTAATATGGCTTATTTCTTGCTCTCGGTTGTTAATTTTAATATCGGATTCCATTATCTGCAAGTAATCAATAAAAACAACATCTGGTCGCATTTCTAGACTAATCATTTGTTCAATTGATGCGATTACATCCATCGGTTTTTGACCTCCCCTATCGTCTACCATTATGTTTAGATGGCTTAGAGCTTCAATGTTATTTTGCAATGATTTTTTTAAATCTGCGGAATATGTTTTATAATCTGCGTTGTCTATGCCCAGTTCATTACTTGCATTACGTTTGACTAGCTCACGTTCAGACATTTCCAAAGAACAAATTAAAACGTTTTTTCCTGATTGAGCTACGTTTTTAGCAACACATATCAAAGCATCAGATTTACCCATCGCGGGTCTAGCCGCCCATATGTTCAAAGTACTATTTGCTAAAATTAGTGTTTGGTCTATCTTATTTATGTTTGTTAAAACTCTTTTTAAAGGCTTGTCGCTATCTTCTACAAACTCAGCATAGCTTTCACTTATATGCTTTAAGTTTTTGTGATTAAGGGTAGCGTAATCGCTTAGTTTTCTACTTAATTCAATAGCTATTTTTATATGGTCGGCTTGCTTATCATATAACCTTGCCGAATAACTAGCGGCTAGTTTTATAGATTCTCTAGCTATTCCATACTGCTTTAAATAATTAGCGTAAGTTTCTATATTTGCTGTTGATGCCAGTTTGTTGCTTAACTTAGCTAGGTAAGCTATACCCCCAACACTATCTATAGTATTTGATTCTTGTAGTTTTTTGTTTAAAGTAATTAAATCTATTTGCTCTTTACGTTGTGCCATTTTTTGACACGCTAAAAAAATTAATCTATTCTCATTAAAATAAAAATCCTCAGGAGTTAAAAAAGATACTTTACCATATGCAGTTCTTTCTAAAATTATACCACCTAAAATGTATTCTTCCATCTCTTTTTCGTGTGGGGGAATCATTGCATCCATCATAATAATATATCCTTTCTTTTTATTTCTACTTTAGTGTTAAATGAATTTGGTCTGTCTACCCAAGCAGCTTCGAAACCCTTCCAACTTTTTTCAACTGCAATTATAATACATTCATTAGGTGATAATGAACATAGTTGTATCTGTTTTGAAATTTTGTTAAATGCTATTTGAGTATTAGTCGCTTTGCCGTTTTTTCTTACTTGAAGCCATTGCGCGACAACTTCAGAATCTATCCCAAGTTTGATTAAAGAATTTTTAAAAGAAAATGTATTATTCTTATTTACTCTCTTCTTCTCTTCTCTCTTCTTCTCTTCTCTTATAGCATTGCTTTTGCTATGCATTTGCATTGCACTTGCATTATCCCAACGTTTGCGGGCTGCTTCTGCTCTTAAATTACTTGTTTTTGCAAATTCTCCTAGCTGTTCATCTAAAAAATAAATTACTACAAAATCGTCTTGTACTGCAAAAATTTCTTCTTGCATAAGCAAATCAAATGCATTTGCATTGCCATTGCATAATTTCATTACTGCTAGCTTAAAAGGTAACTCTCCAAGCCTTGCCCAATACATGGAGCATAAATCTAGAAATAATCCTTTATCCTCCCTAGAGCATATTTGTATATTTCCGTTTTCCCATTCACTGGGTTCAAATTTAAAATAGGGTAATTCTTTTGCCATTGTTGTGTTGCTTTGTTTTTATATATAAGGAGGGTACGCATATTAGTTGCAACACGAAATGAGGACTTGTTAAAGTCGCTTTTGTACCCTCCAAAAAGTTATTTAATATCTTATACATTTCGTGTTGCGTTTGCAAATATAGGTTTTTTTATCTATATCCTATTTATTATTTTAGCCATCTCTTTTTCTGCATTTATATCGGTGATATACATATCACTAAATATGTGCAGCTTTTCTTTTAGTTCGCTTCTGTTCATTCCTACGGGTTTCTTTTTACCTATTATCTTTTTTCCGTACATAATAACGTTTAAACCTTCGTGTTTGCCGTATTCGCTGATAAGATTATCTACAGCTAGTTCCGTTATTCGACTTCTTACGCTTTGATATGAAGCGGGTTTAAATCTATAATCGCGCTGAATTAAATCGCAATAATAAAAATAAAATTGCCTTGCCGTCATAGGGCTTTCTAATAAGTTCATTACAATTCTTACACCATCTCTGACAGAAGTAATAGCAAGATGCTGTTTATGGTAATGGTCGATACTTGTTTCTCTTATTGTTTGCATATTATTAATCTAATTTTGTCTTTAAATGGTCTAAAAAACCTTCCATTTTATGGACGTAAAACTCGCTAAAATTATCAAATCCTTCGTTATTTTTTTTATGCAAAAGAAATAAAACGCTTCGTAATCTTTGACTGGGAGTTTTTCCTATTTGTTCGTCTACTTTTATTTCATCTAGTAATGACTCCTCACTTTTATTAAAAATTTCAGGTTTAATTGCTACATATGCCATTTTATTGTGCATTGCCATCAAAGAACCTACCTTGTCGGGTGTTATTTCGTTAGTGCCTATAATAACCTTTAATGTGTTATCCTTGCGGGTGCTAATGCTCTCAATTATTGCGGGTATCATTATCATCTTATCACCCCCTTAATTACTAAACTATCTTTTCTTGGTTTTATTCGCGGCAAATCAAGTTCTTCACCAGTTTCTGAATCTACCGATATTAAACCG